TTACGAATAATGTCGGCCCAGTTAGCAAGGTTCTCACAGAATGCTTCATCAAGTACACCAAGTGAACTAGATGCCTTCTCAAGGATCTTCTGCTCAGTCTTAGCAGTAGGATAATCTTGCTCAAAGGTTAAAGCAAATCTCTCAAGGAATGCTTCATTGAGAACATTAGTTCCTATGAACCTACCATCATCAGACCCTTTACCTTTTGTATTGGCAGTTGCAATAACGTTAAAGCCTGGTGCTCTACGAACATACTTACCAATCTTCTTTAAGAAAACTCCTTTACCTTCTAAGATGGATTGTAAACAAAGTATCTTATTAGATGCAAGGTCCACTTCATCCAGAAGTAAGATCGCCCCACGTTGTAGGGCTTCAACGACTGGGCCGTTATGCCAGACTGTCTCGCCATTAACAAGGCGAAACCCACCAATAAGATCGTCTTCATCTGTCTCTATCGTAATGTTTACCCTGATCAATTCTCTACCAGCAGCAGCACATGCTTGCTCTACACTAAGTGTCTTACCATTACCAGACAATCCAGTAATAAATGTAGGATAGAACATAGAAGACTGAATGATCTTCTTAACATCAGTAAAGTTACCAAACGGAACATAGTTTGGATCCTTATCTGGAATAAGGTTTTGCTCTACAGCAGGGATAGCAGGAAGTCCTTCATAGACTCTCTCTAGCTTCTCTGCTACAGATAGATTCCATGTTCCACGTGTAACTTTCTGGAACTGTGGAAGTCTATTAATTCTTTTAGTGACACTCTGAACCTTAACTCCAAAATGGTCAGCAGCATCTCTCACCTGATCGCTAGTTACTGTTTCTCCATCCTTTGATAGGAAACTAATCAGATCTTCATTAGTAAATTTAGATTGGAAAGGCATTTCTTTTTTGTCTGTATGAATATAGTATAGGGTATTTGAAAAGGAATGGGGAAGGTTGTGGACACTTCCCCAACTGGTCACGCTACATGAGATACAAATGAATTTAGTAGCTTCTTATTAGTGGACTTACTCTTAAGCATCTTCTTGAATGCTCTAGTAATCTCACCCTTCTTAGCACCTTCAGATACTTCAAACTCATTATCATCTTCAAGATCTTTTGAAGAGATAGCATAGAGAGCACTATATCCTTTTGGTTCTGGAATAATAGCAGACTTCTCTTTACGCCATTGCTTCTGAATTTCTTCATAATGACCAAAGGTTCCAAAACGAGCAACGAATTCAGATAGTCTCTTGGCAGGAAGTAAACGGAATCCAATTACATTCACACCAGGATTTCTATCACGAACCTGCTCTATAAAAGTAGAAGTTGAAGAATTCCACCCATCCATCTGACCATAAACTCTACCTGTCTTACGATCACGTAACTGACAGCGACCATACTCAAGACTACGAGCTGTTACATAATCCTCACGATCTTCTCTCTGAACAAGAGAACCATAGGTTACACTATTTGCTTCACCATCACTAAGAATACAAGCATTTACTTTCTGAAGATCATTATCCTTCTTAAATTTAGGAATAATATAATTCAACATAATAACTGCTTCATTCAATGGAGTACCAGATAAATTTAATCCTGGTGATGCTGAATAAGAAGTATTATGTGCAAAAGAATAAGCTTCTCTAAAGAAGTTCTTACACTGTCTATCATAATCCTTTGGATTAGAACGAGAAGAAACAAAATTCACCATATGAAAACGACCTTCATCTAAATGAACTTCATGTCTTTTTAAATTCTTACCATTAGAGCCTCTATTTCCATACCATCCATAATAAGGTTCAACTGCTTCTCCACTATCAATTGCACGTTGTGCTATCTGCCACTCATTAGTGAAAGCATATACTTCAAATGGGATCTGTACTTTCTTACAGAATGCAGTCAAGTTAAGGAGTTGCTTAACAGTAGCAAGTATCTCATGCTGCATAGAACCTGACCAATCAAGAACAAAGATCATACCGTGGTTCTTACCATCAGGTACAATATTAATTCTCTTGAATAGATCTTCATTATACTTATATGTGTGAAGATTCTTTGTATCTAATACACCAGTCCTAGCAGTAGAACTACGTGCATATGCATCAGCAGACTTACGGCACTCAAACTCTTTGACAAGATAGTTTACTTCTTTCTTATTTGAATTACGAAACTCATAATACTCAGCATCTACATCTGAATACCGACTCTGAAATTTGTATGCGTAATCTACTGGTTCTTCTCGCTCACCTGCATTCTCTTCAATCCATTCATGAACAACCTTCCAATCAACAATAAACCTATCTAAGTTAACCTTCTCAGGAATCTCAATATAAGTAATGTCTCTACCATAAGTTGTGTTGGTTAATGATTCAGTCCTTCTATCAAACTTCTCCTGTGTACTTCCTTCTTCATGATGCTCACCAGCACCGCCAGAAGAACTAGGTGTATCTAATTGAGCAGGATCTTGTCCACCTTGCTGTGATTGTGGGTTTCCTGTTGTCTGATATTCTTCCTCTCCACCTTCTTCTCCACCTTCTAAGTTTTGACCATCACCTTGACCACCACCTGCTCCATTACTGGGCAAAGGTAGTTGTTGAGTCTGTTCCTCTGCCTCTTTCTGTACTTCTACAAACCTACGAATATCTTCAGCAAGGCTTAATACCTGATCAAATGTTTCAGTGTTCTCTGCACGTGTTACAAATACTTTCTCATCCTCTTCAAAAGGAATAAGAGCAGCAGCACCAACCTTATAGTGTAGATTGATACGGTCAATCAAACTAAACTCTGTTAGATCCTCATCTTGAATCTCAAAAAAGTCCAATGCGTTGAGTTCAGCATACCCACCATTAAAGCTCTTACGAAGACCAGGATACTTACGCTTCATTAATTTCTCAATGCGAACATCTTCAACGACATTCACATATGACTGGGGAACCTGAACCTTCTCAGTCCAGTCTTCATTAGGTGTGAACAATGCATGTCCAACCTCATGGCCAACAAGCATATCATATACAATGCTGCTTGCTTTGTCCCACTTAGGTAAGGTAAGTACTCTGCGATCTACATCAAACTGTGCAGTAGGTACACTACGATGCTCAACTACTAGATTCTCTGTCGCTAGTAGTCTGGCAAGATTTCCTTTGATTTCCTTGTTGGACATTCATCTCTGTTGCTGATGTACATAGCATAACAAAGAAATGGGTCATCCGATCAAGGCATGTGTCACTTCGTGAACTGTCTCCTCCATGATAGAATAGTTCTTATCCTTACTAACTGTAATGGTTCTATCAAACTTATCATCTAGAATAGTCTTGTGTGAAATAACAAATACGTTTGTACTATCATCAAAGTTACGTAGGATCCAACCAAGGTCAGAAGTACCCGATTGATCAAGCGATCCATCAAAGATTTCATCTAGTATAAGAAGGTTGGTGTCAACTGAGTTCTTTAGTTTAGCAATACTTCTCCAAGTAAGCAAGAGTGCTATATCAATACGTGCTTTCTCACCCTCACTAAAGGATTCATATGTAAACACATCACGGTATCTAGACTTAATAGTTTCTTCAAAGTGTTCATCTAAAGTAAAGTTGACATAAAAATCCATACTCTGGAGGAACTGATTGATCAGTTTATTCATCGTAGGAAGGTACGTCTTAATAATTCTTGTCTTGATACCACTGTCCTTAAGTAGTGTGGCAGCAACATTTAAGACATCACTTTCTTTCTTACCATCAAGATAAGCCTTCTTCACATCTTTCTTCTCAGAAAGTAAGCCTTCAAGCTTACTATACTCAGCCTTCTTATCTGGCGTTGCTCCTTCCAATTCTTTAATCTCCTGATCAATCTCTTTAAGACTATTTCTAACAGTCATTAACTGATAATTAATATTGGTTATAGTAGAATTCTTTAGATTAACTTTGTGTGATAGTGTGACAAATTTTTCATTTCTATTTTCTTCTTCTTCAATGGCCGTCTGAAGTTCTGCATATCCACTATCCATATCTTTGATCTTAGTCTCCAATGCACCAGTCATAGCAAACACAAAATTCTTCTCAAGATCCTGATGGCAGGTAGGACACTCATCATTGTCCTCAAAGAACTTATGTTCCTTCTTACATGAATTTAATTTGGTATTTAACTTGATCAGTATGGTATTTAATTGCTTCAATTTATCAGAACTCTTTGAGTACTCAGACATTTCTTCATTAAACTTACCAATTTGTAATGTGAGAGTATTGATTTCCTTATTATACTCATTCTCTTCGTTAAGAAATTCTACGATTTTTTCTTTCTTCTTATCAATTTCTGCATCAGTTTTCTTCTTCAACTCCAACATATAATTCTTTTGAAGTTCTATCTTTTCATCAAACAAATGAATCTGATAATCTAGATCCTTTATCTCTTCTCTATTCTCTCTAATTTTATCCTTCAACTTACTATTCATTACAGAGAATACTTGAATATCCAAAATATCCTCAATGATCTCTCTACGTTGCTGACCTGGTAAACGCATGAAAGGGATGAATGTACTAGATCCTAACACTACAATCTGTGTGAATGACTTGAAGTTCATCTTCAATACATTCTGTTCTAAATTCTTCTGTTGATCTACGGCCTTAGAATCCTCATTCCACATCTGACCATTACAATAGATCTCAAACTTATTTGGTTTGATACCTCTTACAATCTTATAATGATTCTTACCGATACTAAACTCTATCTCAACCATAGTGTCTTTCTCATTGACACTATTGATCAGCATACTCTTACTAATCTTTCTAAATGGTTTTCCAAACAGCGAAAAAGTCAACGCATCTAAGATGGTTGACTTGCCTGATCCATTGTGACCAACAATCAGATTTGTTCGTGAACGCTGAAGATCTACCTCAGAATAAACATTCCCCGTTGACAGGAAGTTCTTCCAACGAACTTTTTCAAAAACAATCATGGTTTAGTTATCGCATCAGGGGGTATAATAAATTCATCACCAGATATTATAGAAAATTTTTGGCCTTGTGCTCTACATGCATAAATTATCTGTTCTGGTTCGGTTTCTACAACTTCTAATTCTGGATTCTCTTCATCACTTTCTAACTGTATTACATACCTATCAGCATCATCCTCTTCTATAAAAATAGGTACAATCCTCTGTTCCTTTGCATCAAAGACTGAATATATTCCCTGTGGATTATCTTTTAATGTGATGACAAACATAGCACTACACTACCTCACATGATTCTATGTATAGAGACTGCATTAACTTTTTAAGATCGGTTTTATCTACCGACAAGTCAATCTCATCAATATACTCACTCAATAATGTGAGGGTGTCCTTCACTCTCAAGTCTACATCATCAACCCCTTCGGTGTCAACCAATGTTTCAACGATCTTAACATCATACGCTCCCTCTCTGTAGATCTTATCCACGAAGTCCTCAAATTGCGTATAGCTACGCTTCTCCTCAACAATAACCTTAACAAAACTATCCTTAAGATGATCTGTACTGACGTTGGTGTAATCGTTCTCCAAGTCGTTATAGAAAACTTTCTGAAAAATTTCAAACGGGTTCTTAATGTATCTAAGTTTATCTGTTTCAGTATCATAGATATGAAATCCTCTTTGATCTTTGTAATCGTTCCAGAACATCTGGTAAGGATTGCCTAAGTACTGAATATTTCCACGTTTTGATTTATGATGGAAATGTCCAGACCAGACACGATCATAATTTTTAAATACAGAAGCCTCTAGTCCACCATGATCAAATTTCATTCCAGGTGTCACCTCAAACCCATTGAGTTCTAAATGACCACATACTATACTAGCATCTGATTCTTCTATTGCTTGCATGGACTCTTCACTGTTTCCAGCATTGATCCAAGGAAGCATCAAAAATTTCTTACTACCTAATTTAAGTTCTGTTACAGATTTATATAGATGAAAATTATTATAGTGTTCTAATAGTAACTCAGGTGAATTGATTTTATTTGTATTCTTATAGTACGTTGTATGATTCCCAAGAATCATGTGTACATCAATCCCTTCAAGTCTGTCAAAATAATTTGCCTTAACCCTAGCAAAAGTATTATAGTCCATAGACTTTCGGTTATCAAAAGTATCCCCAAGGTCAAATACTGTGTAGATACCCTCTCGCTCAAGAGTTGGGAAAAATATTTCATCGTAAAATCTCTGGAAGTAATTCCAAAATGTTAAAGAACCTTTGCGACCATCTAGGTGCTGATCTGTAATGATTGCTATCTTCATTTAGATCTGTTTATCAAACTAATAAACTTATCTGCTGCGAATGTACCTGCGAGGCACACATCTATCTCGTCGCCATCCTTCCAGTTCTCAGTACCATCCTTTTTAGTATGAGCTAAGGCCACTGTAAGATCATCTATAATTTTCTGAGTAATCTTCATAGCAGTATCATTGCCCTTGAACAAGGTGTTGTCTTAATATTATATACTGCTCCACTCTCAGGATAGAGTTCTCTTAATTTTTTAACTACTGCTAATTGTATTTTAAGTAATGTCATGGGGTTTAATAATAATACAATTGTTTTTATAATCTGCTTTAAACTCTAGTTCCACATCATGTGGCCACATCAATTCCTCATATAAAGCATTGAGTCTATCCATGTCCTCATAGAGGTCATTGATATAATGATGGTTTTCATCAATCATCGGTTCATTTTAATTTCTATATTTTCCTTGATACTACCCATCTCAGCATGAGATTGATTCATTCCTTGCATATCACCAGAGTATGTGTCAGTATGCATCACCTCATCATAACCTGACTTCTCAAGAATCTTATTCTTAATCTCCATCTGCTTCTTCTCCTTCTGTATACGTCTCAGGAAAGCGTAATAGATTATCTGTGTGAAATATGCAAAAGGATTCTTGGACTTCTCTGGATCAAAATTATCTATGTACTGTAAGCAGTTCTCAATACCATCACAGATCATGTCCTCACGGAACATGTAGTTGACAAAATTTGGTTTGTATGATAGATGTGTAGCAATCTTGAGAAAGCACTCACCTATGTAATTGGGTACACGAGGACGGGGATCCTCTTCCTCACGTGCCTTGATAACAGAATTACGATAGATAGTAATCGCTTCTAGAAACTCTTTATTATTGACGTAATATTCTGTCTTCTTTTTCATTCTAGGCATTCTGTTCCCTTAAGTATAGGTGATTGTGCTAGAAATGTCAAGGGGCTTGACAGACGAAGACAAACGCAGTAGACTAACTCTGTCAGGGTTCAAGGGAACCTGTATCTAGCTTCTTTTATATAAGTCTTCTAATGATTTCTTAGTATTCTGGACAGATCCTAGTTTTCCCATATCACGAGTGAACTCCATTGGTTGTTGAGATTCCTTAAATGAATTAAGTTCCATTACATGCTTTGCAACAGTTATGGTATAGAAGTTTTGAATATTTTTATCTTCTACCTCAGTCATAGTAAGAACATGTGTCTTTGGTAAAACAAACATATGATCAAAAGTTGAATGAATCCAATCTGTTAAAGCAAACCCTGCTACTCTAATATTCTTTTTCTGTTGATCTATAACATGTACTTGCATTGGATTTTCCAACACAAGATTATCATCATCTGGCATATAAGAGACTTTAGATATAAGTTCTTCTCCAGTAGTGAGTTTAATTGTTGCTATAAATTCGTCTTCCATATTAGGATGCTTGAAGGTTTACCTTATAAACTTCATACTTAAAATTTTCTTCGTTGTATATATTTACTCTTTCATTAAGATGTCTTAATGTATAATTCTGACCCCCTATGTTATCGGCAATATCATAGAGGGTTGCCATCTCTTTCATTCGTCCTTTTCTGAGGACTCTACCAATGGATTGGAGATTTCTAATTCTGGACTTGGAGGGACTGGCGAAGACGATGTTGTGCAACCGCCTAATGTTAATCCCAGTACTGAAAGTGCCATAAGAGGCAACAATAATCGCATCATTTTCTTGCTCGGTAAGTTGACGTACTTCTTCACGATCTTCCACTTCCGTGCCGCCGTGAACAAAGAAAACCTTACGGTCTTCATTAACATTACTATTTATCAAATCATATAAAGGCTCCCCATGCTTCTCTATATAATTGAACAACACAAGTGTATTACCATCCAAGTCTCTTACCAAATTTTTAATTAAATTATTCCTTCCTTTATGTTCAACTAAGTAATCTATCTCATCATGATATGTTTCAAAATGTTGCGGGGGGTGTTTACAAAGCAGTACTTTGATCCTAAATTTACTTAGGTAGCCTGATTTAATGAGATCGTCAGTTTTGGTTACACGATCACAAGATCCGAAAAGGCCTTCAAGTACCCACTTGTGAGTCTTACTACCATCAAGTGTACCAGTAAATCCAAACCTATACTTAGCATTATGCAACTTAGTCATAATGCCAGTCAAGGATTTACTTTTAAAAAGGTGTGCTTCATCACCTATAACACAATCAATATCATCAAAGTATCTTTTAGGGAATTTGTAAATTGATTGCCACGTAGATATGATAATATTCTTATCAGTATTTTTATCCTTACCGCCATATATCTTATGAACAAAGTCCTCAGCACTCCATCCGTAATCAACGAAGTCGTTGACCATCTGCTCCACAAGGGATGTAGTTGGGACGATTATAAGTATCTTCTTGTTGGTGGCGCAATAGTATCTGACGAGGGAATAGATCATAAGAGACTTCCCAGATCCCGTTGGACTAAGAAGTAATTTCCTATTATTTTTTATAGCCTCGTAGACTGCTTTGTATTGGTAGTCACGAGGTTTTATTTTGGATATTTTATCCATAAAGGTTTTAACACCTCTAGGTGACACAAAACTATTATCTTCAACTATGTCACCATACCACTCATCTTTCTCATGATAGATCTTATACTCACGTTCATCAGCCCATGACTGAAGATGATCTATCAATCCACAATACAAGGCACCAGTACCAGGAGAATACAAACGTATAGTACCATCCCAATGTCTATATCTAGGATTCTTTTTTAAATACTTTGCTTCAGGAACTTCAAACGTAAAGTAATCTGCTAGTTCCCTATGGACATGTTCTTCATCAGAAGTGATGGTAACATATACCTCATTCTTCTTCTTTACTGAGAGATGTGTCATTACTGTCCATTAATAAATTTCTCCCACTCAATAGCACTCTTGATTTGGAAACCCCTATTTGATATTTGTTTCATTACCTGATCTAACCAATAAAGCATTTGATCTAGGTATTTAATTTTCGCTTCTAGGTTGATGACTTCATCATCAGACTCTACATAAACTTTCATCTTTTCAGATGTCTTGATACTATTGCCGAATGGTTTTTCAGCATAGGTCTTAGCGTCAGCCTCTCCTCCATAATACTCACGCTTCTCTCTAACAAGTTTGCGAACTTCAAATTCAAGTGAGGTTTTAATCTGAGATATATCAGTGTAGTGGTTTAAGTATTTATTATGCTGATACGGAATGTCAAGAGCCAACTGTGCCAGATCAGCAGTGTATGATTTATTTTTAAACTGGAAGTCTACATGACTATCCTCTGTCCAGTCTGTCTTTAGTTGTTCAAATTTATTACGAAGGGTTTCAAAGTTCATGTAAGTTTCTTAAAGCTTTCATCAAGTAATTCATATTTCTCATACTTGAATGTCACATCAGCAGAAAAGTATTCCACATCTCCTACTGTAGCATCAAATGGTACTCCTGACAAGCTTACAGGGAATATGTTTGTAAACTCAACGATATGATTAGCATTATTGTGGCTAGTCATAATAAACAAACGACCATTTGAATATAAATCAGATTCTCCAGGAATCAATCTCTCATCTGATAGACCGTATTTCCTAATCCAAGAATGGATTGAATGATAGTTTTTTAATTCCTCATCAATAAGGAATCTGACTTGTAGGTCACCAAAGTTAATTCCTCCACTACCAGCAATAGGTACATTCCTATATGGTGTCTGCACCTCAGCAAATGGTATTACAATCTCTGGTATAGAAGCAGATTGACAAAAGAAATCTACACCATGAA